CTGGAGATTTCCAAGTGACCACCGACGGCAACGCTTTCAGTAATCTGGATACTACTCCTGCCGTAGACCCGGCTGGCGGCACAGCGGTTAAAGTCACGGTGAGCATCGCAGAGCAAACAGGCGACAATGTCTTTGTAGTCTGGGAAGATGTGGCTGGCGCAGAATGGGTGAGCGGTTTTGCGGTGATTCAGACTACAGCACAGCAGATAGATGACATTCCCACCGCGGCAGCAATTGCGGACGGGGTATGGGATGAGCTAATAGCCGGACACGCCGGAGTTGGTTCCTTCGGGGAATCTATAACTGATATTCCAACCGACGTATGGAATTTTGGTGCACGGACATTGACATCAATGGCGGGGCTGGCTTGTGAACTCTGGGCCTGTCCCAGCCGCACCTTGACAATGGCCCTGTCCACCATCAGGGGTCGGGCTAGAGGCTCAGACATCGACATCGACGCGGGTGATTACCTGGCCCTGCCACTATCGGGCTTGGGAGACATCACCGGACGCACCAAGTTGTGGTTCACGGTCAAGAAGAGCAAGGAAGACGCGGACGCGGCGGCTTGGATTCAGATTGAGGAAACGACGGGCCTGGTCTACATCAACGGGGCGGCGGCTGGAACACCGGCGAACGGCTCCATTACGATCGACAACGCCGCACGGGGTGACGTTACCATTGAACTGGACGGAGTGGAGACAGTGAAATTGACCGATGCTGAGGGCAAAGGATACTTTGACATCAAGTGGATTAACGCCGCGGGCCGACAACTGACCTTACGTAGCGGCAAATGTACCATCATAGCGGACATCACCAGGGCGGTGGCATAATGGCATGTGACGGTAGATACGCCAATGCGGACGACTTCCAATCAGTCTGGGGCTGCGAGGTCAATCCTGACTATGAAAGCCTGATAAACCGACAGCTAGACTTGTCGGCCTCGCAGATTCACGGGGCAATGTCGGCAGTGGCGGCCTGCGATTGCACCCTGGCAGATTGGGCGACGGAATACCTGAAACACCTCAACAGCGTGATAGCGGCATTGACCTTGCAAGGGCCATGTCCCTGTCCCAACCTGACAACGGAGCAGATCGGCATTTATGCAGAGTGGGCCAACACCAGGCTGGAAGAGATTCGTAGCGGCAAGATTGAATTATGCCAGGGCGAGACGGGCGAAAACTACCCGGCGTTCGGAGTGGCGGAAATGGCCGTGACCGGATTCGCGGCCCGGCGGATTCTGGAGAACTATTATCTGAGGACGAGGACGTAATGGCAATACGCTCAAGTAGGCCAGGTATTCGCATGGAAGCAGTTCTTCCCTTGCCTCTGTTAACCAACAAGATGCAGGCGGCTATTGTAAAAGATCAATTGAGGATGGCGAAGGACATCAAAAAGGATTTTGACAAGACAACTAAAACTTGGAAGCATAAACCTAAAATGCAAGTGCGGGTTAAGCATCCTATCAAGTTATTCAAGGGCAAGGCCATGCTGGAAATCAAAGTCGGCCCGGACCCATTAGACCCGGATACAACGATTTTCGCATTTGTAGATTTGGGAACTAAGGGACCATACCCGATTCCCAAGGTGGGCAACACCACGGCCAAGACGCTGGTATTCCAGTGGGGCGGCAAGGGGTCATATAAGGCGAAGACGAAGACACGGGTACTGGGTTCCACCGGTGGCGGCCCTTCGGGGCCAATTGTACACCGCAAGGCCGTGACGCATCCTGGCATTGATGCCCGCAAATTCAGCGAGACTATTGCCAGGAAATGGGGGCAATTGAGCAGGAAATACTTGCCCAAGACAATAAACAAGGTAGTGACCGTATCGGGGCACGCAATGAGCAGGAGGTAACGCATGGAAGACAAATCGACGTATGAAGTCAAGATTGACGAAGAAGTGACAGAACCCAAGGGAAAGGCTCGGCAGGCGAAACCGGCGGGCGTGCCCTGGGAAGAATTGCAATTCAAATTGAAAGCGAAGGACTTTGCTAAAGTGATGCGAGACCACGGACTCCTGACCTACCAGGACGTACGCACCAACACTCAACTGGTGGTACGGCTGTTACAACAGCAGTACCGGGTAGATTTGGGCGTAGTGCTGGCTTTCGCCAAAGAGCATGAGGAGGACTAATGGCAGATTTAACGACTAAAGCGGGGGCGATCTGGGTACAGCCCGACGGCCCCAACACAGAAGTATATTTCTTGGGCTGTCACGGCCTGGACGAAATCAGCGAGAGCATGGGTGGCATTGAGTTGCTACGTTGTTTCGAGCCTGACGGTTCTGGCTGGAAAGTAACGGGGCAGACGGTCAGCCCGCCTGACCCGGTGACGTTCAGCGTCAACACCAGGCTGAAAAGCACTAGAGATTGGATGCAGAAGTTAGACTGTCCCTTCAGCTTATACGCATTGCATCGTGACTGCGGGCGAGGGGACGAGTTCAACAACTACGTTCGGGGTGACATCCTGAAAGCCTGCCGCATTGCAAGCAAGACCAAGGGGCCTGTCGCGGCGATAGAAGAGGACGCGGAATCGACTTTGGGCGTGGATGTGGAAGCCTGGCCGCCGGTAATCGAAGTACCGAACCTGGTTATCGACCGTCTGGCGACCGACGTTCTGGCCGTGACGGGAGCCTACTGCGCCGTGCCAAACATCGACCGGCGATGCTACGGAGAATGTGGAAGCAAGCTCAATAAGGGCGAGCAGGTGTTGATGGTTGGTGAGAGTGGAGCCGCCGCCTTGTTGTGTGAGTTAGAATTCTCGCCTGATTCTGGGGCAACGTTCACTGACACCGCAGCCAATCCCTTCGCCGCGGCTACCGGGGCCTATTCCGGCACGCGCTTCCCGATGGGACGGGACGGCTATCGGTGGCTGGTCTGGCAAGAGGTCGCCGCTGGTGGGCAGGGCAACATCGCTTACTGCGATGACATGTTAGGCACGACCTGGACGACGGTCACTATCGGCGGAGCATTGGTAGGGGAAGGCTCAGTATGGGGCCAGTCGGTGTTCAGTCTGCATGGAAGGTTCATCTTCTTGGCCGGAGCCAATGGCTCTATCTGGAAGAGTACTGACTGCGGCTTGACCTGGACACAAGTGGAAGCCGGAGTGATTCACGCTGGCGATTACAATTGTGTGCACTTCGCCGATGAATACTACGGTATGGCCGGGGGTGCGGCAGACATTATCGCTGTTACCTCGGACGGAGGCATCACCTGGGAAGCGGCTGCGGCTACAGGAATCGGCGGCGACATCAAGACTTGCTGGAGACATGACAAGAATCGGATGTGGGTCGGTACGGACGATGGGCAGATGTTCTTTAGTCGGGACGGTGGCGTAACCTGGACAGAGCGTACCTTCCTTGGCTCCGGAGTAGGCGAAGTCAACGGCATGAGCTGGTACGACGACCACTACGGTTTCATTTGCTCAGACGATGCGGGCGTGCTGGGAACGGTACTACGAACTATCAACGGCGGCTTTGACTGGGAACCAATCGACACGCCGACGAATGTGGGTTTGACGCACATTGCCGCAGTATCGCCGGACTTGGCTTATGGTACTGGGTTGGTGCAGGGTGGCACGTCGGTGTACTTCAAGGTTCGTGAGTCGGCATAAACTGACTTGTGAATAGCGGCAGCGGGGCGGTGATACGCCCCCAACTCATCGCTTCGTTGTCGCGGATATATAGGGGGCAACAACATGACTGAAATATTCACGACGTCGGCTGGTATCGAGGTTCCAATTAAAACTATTCATGCCAGAACCTTGGACGACTTGGCCTTGCAGTGGGAAGAAGTGGAGGGCATAAAACCGCCCACCTACACGGTACAGATTGCCGACGGCGAGGACAAAGAGGAACTGGAGCATGACGAGACTACTATACAGACCGATGAAGAGAAGGCGGATTGGGCGGCGTATGTAGAACGACTCAATACCGCCATTGGCGATTTTAACGAATATAGCCTGAGGGTCATTGTAACGTTCGGTATCGACATGGAACCGCCAGGCGACGGTTGGGAAGACGACTTTGAGTTCTGTGGCATTTCCGTTCCAACGGAAGACCGGGAGCGCAAGGTTTTTTATTTCAGGCGGGCAATTCTAACCGCTCCGCTGGATGAACAACTCATTACTCGCAGAATCAATCTAGTCTCGCGGTTGTCAGGGGAGGCGTTAGAGCGCGCCGATGCCCTCTTTCGCGGTGCGGTGGAGGGAGGGGTCGGACTGGATTCCGCTGAAGAGCCTGACAGTGAAGCGGGGCCGGTGGAGACACAGTGAGCGCTTCAGCGAAGTTCATGCGGCGAAGGAATTTGGGCTAACGCCGTCGGAATTTTGGGCCTGCTCCATCGAAGATCAAGCCTGGATGGTACAATATTGTTCTAGCGCAACCAGAATGGAAGCCTGGGATAGCCAGCAAGAGAACAAGCGGGCTGCTAAAGCAGCGGCCAAGCCATCCGCCAAACCCACCAGGCGTCGCCCTAGACGCCCCAGGAGACGATAGTGGTAACAAGAAGCAAGAAGAACGACATCGGTACACGCGCTATATGGGACAACAAGGACTTTGCCAAAGGCGCAAAGGCGTACAACGCTGGCTTGAAGAAGGCGTCCACCGCTACCAAGAATAGCACCAAGTCGATGTCGGCGGCGGGCAAAGAGACGATGGCCCTGGGTCAGGTTTGGAAGATGGCGGGGGCTGCTATCGGTGTCTACGGGGCGGCCCAACTCGTTCGTGGCGGTGTAGAGCTTGCCAAGCTGGGCGAGCAATCCATCCGGGTACGTAAGTCCTTCACCGAACTAAACAGGCAGGTAGGCAGCGATGCTGATGCGCTTTTGTCATCACTAACAGATGCCTCCCAGGGAAGTATTGCACAAACAGACTTAATGCTCAGTGCCAATAATGCCATGATGCTGGGGCTTGGTTCTAATGCCCAGGAACTTGGTGACTTGATGAGGGTCGCTGCTTTTCGTGGACAGGCAATGGGTCTTACTACCCAGCAAGCGTTCAGTGATATGGTACGCGGCATCGGGCGCAAGTCCCCGCTCATTCTGGACAACCTGGGTATCGTTGGCCTGAAGATGGATGAGACTTCTACCAAAGCCGACATCATGGCTCAGGTGCTAGACCAGGGTATGTCGCAAATTGCCAAAGCGGGCGGCGCGGCGGAAGCAATTACGGTTAGTGCCTTTGAGCAATTCGGTGCCAAAGTTGACGATCTGAAAACCACGTTTGGCGAGTTACTATTACCATCATTCACATCTACTATAACCCTCGCGGTATCAGGCTTAGAAGCAGCGCAGGCGGCGGTGGAAGCGCTGACTGCTGCTAGTGATTTAGAAGACCCGATTTACAAAAATCTCATAATGCAAGTTGGATACGAAGATCAGATAACAAAAGAGGTCTACAAATCGCCAGAGCAGCTCCTGGAGGCAAGAGAGAAAGAACTATCAATGGTTCTCGCTGTTGGAGTTACTTTGGGTGACCCGTACGAGCTAGAAAATGAGGAGCTCGTGCGGGCGTTTAATGAACGTAGCAAGCTAATGGAGGAGTACGGCACTACTAGCAGAAGTGCTATCCAGGGCATACTGACATACGAAGCATTTTTGTTAGAAGCATCGGAGCGGGGCCGCAAAGCAGACGCAGAACGCTTGACGGGTTTAGCTGAGTATTATCAGGGTGTAGGAGCGGCACGAGAAGCGGAAAGAGAACGTGCCGCCGCGATCCGCCTGGCTACGGCCATGACTAATTATGACACTAAGGTTACTAAGAAAAGCAAGGTAACGCTAGAACAAACCGCAACCGCGTTAAACAAGTATACCGTTGAGCAAGGGCGGCGCTTGTCTTTGGAGCGCAAGGCTGAAGAGGCCACGCATCAAGTAAACGAGAAGCTACAAGATCAGAGTGATATTCTACACGGCGTTGCTGGAGCTTGGCGCGAGGCTACCATTGCCACCAATGATTATTCGGTGGCGGCACAATTCTCAGCCGAGAGCATAGTAGCTTACCTAAGATGGGAAGCGGATCTAAAAGTCAAGGCCATTCATGAGGAGGCTGCGGTTATTAAGAAATCTAACGCAGAGATAGTACGAGCTGCAGAACTTGCTCAACTGGGAGCAAACAAGGGTTCCGCAGACGACTTCCGGGCCAAGATGGAAGGCGCAAACAACATCATAGCGGATGATATTGCCTCAAAGGTTCAAAAAGCCCTGGGCATCATCGACCCCGCCAGACAGCCTGACGAGCCAGATGCTGCTGGTGAATGGTGGCGACGGCTGTTTGATATAGCTGGCAAGGGGGAAGACGCGCCGCAAGGCCCGGAGATGCGCAACGACATCGCGCAGATGGCTGACTTCTGGGGCGTAGGCGATATGAAAGATATTCTTGGTGATAACGCGGCATACCGCGGCGCGGCAAAAGCGTTGTACGAAATGGGTGCTAATACAGGCTTTGCTGGCATGGCGGCTCTTGCCGAAAAGGATCTTGGAATCACTACAATCGACTGGGAACAGGCTGGGGCCAATATCGTTGCTTCCAATGCGGTAGACGCGATGTTGAAACGAGGCGACTTACTGGCGGCTGAATTGTTGGGTATCCCGGTAGACTTCCAGTACAAAAACTCCGAAGGCGTTAACCCTGTGGTGGGTATGATTCAAGAACCTATCACCGACGGATCTGTCAAAACAGGCGGGGAGAACATAGGCAGTATACTGACAGATGGAATCAACACCGGTCTAGTTATGGCAAACGGCACGACACCGCTAAAACCGCTCGACGATGACTTAACAGAAGTTAAGAAGAAAATCAAAGACTTCAAGGAAATATGGGATAACTTGGATGACAAGAATATCACTCTATTTATCGACATAGAGGCTGACGGTGGCGGCGGGGGCGGTGGCAGCGGCGGTGATTTTGAGTATAAGGGACCGCCCGTTAGTACATTGCCCTGGACGCCCATATTTCAACACGGCGGCGACTTCATGGTTCCCCCTGGCTATGCCAACGACACATATCCCATGTTTGTCAGTTCCGGCGAGCGGGTCATCGTTCAGACTCAGGCGCAGCAGGCATCCGGGGCGGGACGAACTATCACCATGGGGCCGATTCACATCAACAACGGCATGGACTTGGCGACCTTTAATGCCAACGTCCGGCGGGTAGTAGGAGGCGACTTAGAATGAACGCCACACTCAGAATCACCGACGGCACGACTCATGTAGACCTGATCAGCGGGGCTTACCGGCTACTTGATTGGGGGCCGCTAGTGTCACAGCCCAAGGGTGGCGGGGACTACATCAACAGTCCGCTGTCCGACGGACGGCAGCTGGTAAACTTCCAGTGGGACAATGTGCAAGAGTCTTTCACGCTACAGCTCAATGCCGCCTGCCAGGACTCAGCGATCGAGTTCACCCAGACTCTGCGGCGGCTGTTGGTGAAGGCCAAGAACTACTGGACAGAGAACTCGCAGGATACACCGGTCTACATTCAGTGCCGTGCTCCGGACGAGACCAACACTCGCTATGCCCTGATCGTCAAGGGGTCGCTGGAGGAGGATACCAACTATTTCAATCAGCCGTTCACCGCGGTAGACTGGGTGGGCAACGTAGTCATGGACGAGCTCCCCCTGACGCTGGAACGGGGCCATTGGTCGAGCGAGGTGCCGGGAACGGGAGTATGTCAAGAGGTAGGGTCGTCTATTTCTGAATGGGAGCCAACGCCGTGGGATATGCAAGAAGCAGGGCCGGCGGGAAATGTCTACGACATTTTGGTAACATCTGGTGATGTGCTGATTGCGGCAGATACAAGCGGGGCTTGGCGCAACCCGACGGGCGCAACTGGTAACTGGACGCAGATTAACGCTATTCCGGCGGAATGGGACAATGACCCCGGCATAGTGTGGGCCTTCTGTGAACAAAGCGATGGTGATGTATATGCCGCTTGTGCTAACGGAATCTTCCGGTCTGCTGATGCGGGACTTACTTGGGCGCGACAGACTGCCGCCCGCAATGCCGGGACTCAGTTTTCAATTGCCTGCGATAGTAGCGATACTCTCTGGCTGGCCGATACCGGGGCTGGATTCTACAACAGTGTCAATGACGGAGTGGCCTGGGCGCTGTCTCAGACTGATGCAAATGCCCAATGTGTCTACGTGCTGGAAGATGATGACGTATTATTTGGCTCTGTCGGAATGGCCGCAGATGATTTGAAATGGTATCTATGGGATGGCGCGGCAGTAACAGAATACCACAATTTCGGCAATGACAGGTGGGGGGTAGGCGGCGGTGCGATATGTCACAGTTTCTTCCAGCCAGTAGGCGGCACTGCGGTTTTTTTGGTCGGAAACTACAACATCTATCGGTGGGACTTAGCACAACCCGATGACGGTTTCTTATTGCATATAATGTCTGGCACTGGGAGCGTGCCCATTGGAACGCAAATTGAGCAAGTAGGCGAAACAGACGAATACTGGCTAGCGCGCAGCCTGGGATGGTACAGTACGGATCCACGTCTCGTAGCATGGGGTAAAGCGCAAGGGCCAGCCGCAGACAGTATGAGGGTCGTGCGGTATTACGAGCCAACCGAAATGCTCTATTACGGAGGCACTGGCGATATTTGTACTGTAGACATTACGACCGAGTATGGCATAGGCACATCACCTTCCTGTGCCGATGAAACGTTCGTCGCCAACTCCGGATCCTATATGAATATAACACACATCAAGGTTCTCGAAGTAGCTGCGTATACTGACGTTTTCCCGATGGGCGGGGTCGCTACCGATTTGCTTCCTGCAAATCCGCAACAGAACGACGCAGTCTATTTCGGAATATCCGCGATTGTATTGGGCAAGTTCCCGCATGAAAACGAACCGTTCTTTTGTCTTGTCTTTGATTTATCGGAAGTATATTACGACACGGCAGCCCCGACTTTGACGTGGCAATATCGAACCACGGGCGGGGCCTGGGCGACGCTAAATGTAACCGATAATACCAATGGAATGCAACTTCCTGGTATCCATTCTGTCCACTGGCGGTTGCCAGATGACTGGGATGATGTCTATGTAGTAAACGGCATAGATGCTTTCTGGGTGCGTTTATTGGTTGATTATGCCGCGACTGGCGCGGCAACTCCGCCAGAACAGAGTAGTGCCCAAGAGGTCTATACCGTGAAGTGGCCTGCGGCTCTAATCGAAGATGAGGATATCGCAGGAGATATTCCATCTCTTGGGCAGGTGACATTGGAGAACATTTCCGACAAGGACGGCATTGATTATGGCAACGACCCGATGCTTGTTATGAACAAGATTATCGCAGGGTTTCGGTCTTTGTCTCGGGGCGACAAATTCCTTGCTTGCATTCCGTTGGTGAGTTCTTTTCAGCACGGATTCATGGATGTTGGAACTTCCGGAGCAGCTGGCGGAAATGCGAAAGTCGTTCCGGGACATTCTTATATCTATTACAGCCCTCCCGCGGGAATTACTGAATGGTGGTCTATAGCCATCATAATACCGTTATCACTATATACCTCACATTTCGAGGGCCGATTCCATGCTTATTTGCGATGTCAAGAGGATTGCGCCGCTGGCGCTCCGGGCAATATTCAAATGAAATTGAGCACTCGCTCTGGGGAAGGAGGCAGTAGAACTTTTACCGAGGCAAAATCCTGCCCCACAGTCAACGATTGGCAACTACTAGACTTCGGAGTGATTACATTACCCGCCGGCACGCTATTGGATACCGATGAACCGGCTGATACCTCGGCAATAGACGTATGGGTTTATGCAGCATCTAATGATTCTGACATCTACATCTATGACATCTGGCTCATTCCGGTCGATGAATGGGTAGGCGTTATAACCGATACGGCGCGAGACATCGAGGGATATTACATAGACGGGCCGTCCAGTGCCATTATACAAAGTCAAGTTGCAATGCTAGATAGTATTTCGAGACCACAAATTCAATTAGCTGGTTCAGTCAAAACCAACAAGACACTACAACGTACAAGGGCACGGTATGGCACAGACAGTAACGGTCCATTGATATTCCAGCCCAATGCTGACCAGCGATTGTGGTTCTTGTCTGCAAGTTACTTCGTGGCACAAGGTACACATACCGGGGCAAATAACCTAGATGAGCTAATTGACGCTGCGGGGGATTTTGTCAACAGGGGCGTGAAAGCAGGAGACATAGTCGTTAATGTAACAGATACATACGGACAAGCAACTATCACGGGAGTTTCAGCGACTACACTCACGGGTGCGCTTGGCGGTGGAGCCGATGACAACTGGGACACAGGCGACACGTATTATATCATCACCGACAACCTTGTTTCATATCCCGAAACGGTCTACAAGGTGAAGGCGTGGAAAAACCAACGCTATCTCGCCGCTAGAGGTGAGAACTAATGAGCAGCCTGAGTATCAACCTGTTTGCCCCGCTGTGGCAAGGAGCGCGCTTCGACCGCACCCTGACCGCCAAGATTAACGACTGGCAGCACACCATCCGGGCGGTAGGCGGCTACTGGGACGGGAGCTATTCCGAGACGGTGAATGTGAACGACTTGGAGGACTACCTGCTCAACGGGTTGGGGCGGCACGTGGTAGTCAAGGACGACGCGCTAGATATTATCTGGGAAGGCTTCATCAACAAAATGACTATCACCTCCGGGCGAATCGGCTGGGTGGTAGGGCCACTGCTGGATGCGATAAATCGAACCTTCGTAGAGTACAATCTGCGTGACCCGGTGACCGGCTCGGCAGTGTCAGGGCCTAAGTTAAAAACGGAGTGGGGCGACAATCTCGATGCTCAAGAGCGATACGGGATCGTCTCCAAGATTTTGGCGGTACAGGGGGCGAATCAGGCTACCGCCGTTCAGAAGCGCGACTTGCACCTGGCGACAGAAGCGTGGCCTGAAGTTAAGCACACCATCACCCCGGAAGGCGGCACGGTAGACGTCAAGGTCGAATGTTTCGGATATGTCCGCTGGCTGGACAGAGTCGTCTACAATCAGGCGGCAGTAACCGGCGACGTGTTCCTGAAAGAGAAGATAAAGAACGTGTTGCTGGCCGAGCCTAACGGTTTCTTCGAGTCCGCTGGGGCTGCGTATACCAGAGAACTACTACTCAATGGTAATTTCGAGATTGCCGGGGCTGGCGGGGCCGACATCTGGGCCTCGTGGTTTGAAACGGTCGGGGATGGGGTGTTGACCAATATCGCCACTGACCGCAAGGAAGGCGTCAACTGTTGCGAACAGACTGCTGGGGCGACGTTCAACTCTCTGATTTATCAGGACGTGACTACAGTAGCCGGGCAAGCGTATCGGCTCACGTTCTGGTCGAAAGACATGAGTGCCGAGACGGTGGCCGGCAACCACGACGGCGCAGTCGGGGCCGCGTTCCTGACTGATTCCAGTGAGGATTTCCTGGAGAACGGTGTCCTGGCGGCACAAACGGTAGGCAACACGCCGGACGGCAGCACCGCTCCCATCTCCGCGGTAACCACGACTGAGGTGCACGGCACGCTAGTCGGCGGCACCAGTAACGACTGGCAGGTGGGCGAGGCGTTCACCATTGTCACTGGAGCATATCCGGCTCGATACAAAATCTATGACCAGATCAACGGCGAAGACATCACCGAGACCACCGAGACGACCGAGTTCGGCAACACAGCTTGGGCCAAGACTACGGTGGTATTCTATGCCCCAGCGGGATGCACCACGGTGCGTATTTATCTACAATGCACCGCGACTAATACTAAAGCGGTTCGCTTCGATGCGGTGAGCGTCAAGGAGTGGTCGGCGGCAATGGCGACTAACCCTACGCTAGTTCCGGCTTACGACAGCCGCAATCGTATCGCCTGGCCGGTGATCCGGGAACTGCTGGGCTACGGGGACTATCTGAGCAGGCAGTACAATTGGGGCGTCTACGCCAATCGAGAAGTCTGCTTCGAGGTGGCTCCGGAGGAGATAGAATATCTGGTTAGTGTGTCAGACGTAGGGCGGGGCTATACCACGCCGTCCGGGGGCCGAGTGGAGGAGTACAACCTGTTGCCTGGCAAGTGGCTGCTCATCACCGACGTACTGGTGGGCTATGAGGCAGAGACATTGAGGCGCAACGTACGAACGGAATTTATTGATGCGGTGCAATATGACGCCAAGAGCGGGGCTACTCTGAATCCCGGCAAGTTCGGAACTATCAAGCAGGATTTGGCTAGAATAGGACTACAGGAATTATGACCGGATTAGGCTATACTCCCGATGAGCTAGTAGAAATATTGACGCCAGACTTCTGTCTCAGAGGGGAAGGCGGGTGCTATCCCAAACGAAAAACGATGTGGCACGACGAGAGTATTGTCATGGTTGGCAACGCGCTGACTAAAACCCATAACGCCAATGCCAACTATGCCGTCAATTCGTTTCAAAATGTCTCGGCTAATAACGATTCATTCACCAATGGCTGCTATCTGCGAGCCGGGACGTACACCTTTTACGTTCTGGGTACTCTAATGACCTCTGGCGGGATAATCGACTGGACGCTGGACGGGGTAGAGATTGTCGCTGCTCAGGACTGGTACAATAACCCCAACGTATTCAATACGGAGAAATCCGACGCCGGGGTAGTAGTGGCGTTCGATGGTTGGCACACACTGCGCAGCACGGTGGATGGCAAAAACGGCGCTTCGACCGGGCATG